GCAGTGCGAAATCAACTGGGATAAATAACAGGAAGGAGCCGGGAGTTGTCTGACATTGAACTACTCCCGGCTCCCCCGCACATCATCGGACCCACCTGGCGTAAAACCCTCGAAGGGGGCTGGCACCTACCCGAAAAAACCTTGGGTTGGGGTGTTCTGAACTGGTGGGCACAGTACGTCAAAACCCCGGGTGGGGATCACGCGGGTGAGGCGTTCATGCCCACCCTGGAACAAGCCCGGTTTGTGCTGTGGCTGTACGCGGTCGATTACAACGGTAAGTACATTTACCGCAACAGCGTGTTCCGCAGGATGAAGGGGCACGGTAAGGACCCGTTGGCCGCTGCGTTGGCTTTGGTGGAGCTTTGCGGCCCAGTCAGTTTCAGCGGGTTCACCTTGAGCGGCGACCCTATGGGTAAGCGACGGCACGCGGCGTGGGTCCAGATCGTCGCAGTGTCAATGGAACAAACCAAGAACACCATGAGCCTGTTCCCGGTGATGGTGTCCTCGCAGTTGAAAGAGGACTACGGGCTCGAAGTTAACAAGACCATCATCTACTCAGAGGCCGGCGGGCGCATCGAGGCGGTCACCAGTTCCCCGTATTCGATGGAGGGCAACCGCCCCACGTTTGTGATCCGCAACGAAACACAGTGGTGGATCGAGGCTAACGATGGGCATGAGCTTGCCGGTGTCATCGAGGGCAACGTCACGAAGATTCCTGGTTCCCGAACCTTGTCGATCTGCAACGCCCACATCCCCGGTGAGGACAGTGTTGCCGAACGCGACTATGACGCTTTCCAGTCGGTGCAGTCCGGTCAGGCTGTCGATGTTGGCACCTTGTATGACGCTTTGGAAGCCCCGGCTGACACCCCGGTGTCGGAGATTCCTTCGCAGAAGGAAGACCCTGAGGGGTATGAGGCCGGCGTAGCGAAGCTGCGGGAGGGCATCGAGATAGCCCGTGGTGACTCTTTGTGGTTGCCTGTTGATGCGATTGTGGATTCGGTTCTGGATGTTAAGAACCCGGTCACTGAGTCTCGCAGAAAGTTCCTGAATCAAGTCAATGCGTCTGAGGATAGTTGGATCGCCCCGTATGAGTGGGATGCGATTGCTAACCCTGAGGCTGTGCTTGAGAAGGGTGACAGGATCACTTTGGGCTTCGACGGCAGTAAGTCTAATGACTGGACTGCTTTGGTTGCGTGTCGTGTCGAGGACGGTTGCTTGTTCCTGCTGGGTTGTTGGAACCCCGACAAGTATTTGAACAACGAGGTTCCCCGTGAGGATGTTGACGCAAGGGTCCGTTCGGCGTTCGAGCGGTTCGAGGTTGTTGCGTTCCGCGCTGACGTTAAAGAGTTCGAGGCTTACGTCGATCAGTGGTCTAGGGATTTCAAGAAGCGCATGAAGGTGAACGCTTCCCCGAATAACCCTGTGGCTTTTGATATGCGGGGTCAGCAGAAACGGTTCGCGTTTGATTGTGAAAGATTCTTGGACTCTGTTTTGGAGCAGGAAATGTCTCACGACGGCAACGTCACGTTGCGTCAGCACATCCTGAACTCTAAGCGGCATCCCACGACGTATGACGCGATAGCGATACGCAAAGCCAGTAAGGATAGTTCGAGGAAGATCGACTCCGCTGTGTGTGCGGTGTTGGCTTTCGGAGCCCGACAGGATTACTTAATGTCGAAGAAAAACAGGAGTAGACGAGTGGCGGTGATTCAGTGACCGAGAACGAAAGTACCCGCGACGAACTCCTGAGTGTGTTCGAGTCTAAGCAGTACGGGCTGAAAGACTGTAAGGCGTATTACGATTCCGAACGCCGGCCCGACGCTATCGGTATCGCAGTTCCCCCAGAGATGCGGGGTTTGTTGGCCCACGTTGGGTATCCCCGACTGTATGTGGATGCGATTGCTGAACGCCAAGAGGTTGAGGGTTTCCGCATGGGGGGGACCGATGAGGCCGACGCGAAGTTGTGGGATTGGTGGCAGGCGAACAACCTTGATATCGAAGCTACGCTTGGGCACACCGATTCCCTGATTTACGGTCGCTCGTACATCACTGTTGCCGCCCCTGACGAGGACGATCCTGGTGTGGAGCCGGATGTTCCGATCATCAGGGTGGAGCCGGCTACGTCTTTGTACGCGGAGATTGATCCCCGTACCCGTGAGGTCACTGAGGCGATCCGCGCTATCTATACGGAGGATCAGTCCGAACTGATTTCCACGACGTTGTATCTGCCGGATGAGACTTTGCAGTGGGTTCGTAAACCCACCGGGGAATCGTATTACGGTTGGAACTACAAGGACGGTAACCGGGATTACGGTTGGCGTTTGGTGTCGCGTGTGCGACACGAACTTGGCATGGTGCCTGTGATCCCGCTACCGAACCGAACCCGGCTATCCGATTTGTATGGCAGCAGCGAGATTACCCCTGAGCTTCGGTCTGTGACCGATGCTGCCGCACGCATCTTGATGGATATGCAAGGGACAGCGGAGCTTATGGCGATTCCGCAGCGTTTGATCTTTGGTGTGAAGCCGGAGGACCTTGGTGTGAACCCTGAGACTGGGGAGAAACTTTATGATGCGTATATGGCCCGTATTTTGGGTTTTGAGGACGCTGATGCCAAGGCGCAACAGTTTTCTGCTGCGGAGCTTAGAAACTTTGTGGATGCTCTTGACGCGCTTGACCGTAAGGCTGCGGCGTACACGGGGCTTCCACCCCAGTATCTTTCTTTCTCAAGTGAGAACCCGGCTAGCGCGGAGGCGATCAAGTCATCGGAGGCACGCTTGGTGAAGAAGACTGAGCGGAAGAATAAAATCTTTGGCGGTGCTTGGGAACAGGCTATGCGTGTCGCCCACAAGGTTATGAATGGCAGTGTGCCGTCTGACATGTATCGCATGGAAACGGTGTGGCGTGACCCGTCCACACCTACCTACGCCGCCAAAGCTGACGCCGCCGTGAAGCTGTTCGGCAACGGCATGGGTGTGATCCCGAAGGAACGGGCACGCATTGATATGGGTTACTCGATCACTGAGCGTGAGGAAATGCGTGCTTGGGATAAAGAGGATAACCCGATGGGCCAGTTGTTGAGCATGTACGGTCCTGCCGGCCCCCCGAAGCCGCAAGCCGTCGATCCGCAGGATGATTCTCCTGCTGTGGGCGAGTGACGCCGGAGGAATACGCGCTCCAACAAGCTGTCATCACAGCAGCGGTTGCCGCGTTCGTTTTGCAGTTCACTAAGTTCTTCGCCAGACCGGTCCTTACGGTTGCGGACTGGTTGGGGATGCTGCGCTTTCTGTACCCCGAAGTTGAACAGAAACGCCAGCAGTCCTCAGCTTTAGCGAGGGACTTTTATGACTCGCAGCGGGCTGTGAGTGTGCCGGATTTGCCGCGACATGACCGGCTGTTGGAGCCGTACCAGTTCGAGTGGTTTGTGGAGTCGATGGAGCCTCTGCGGGAGCGTTTCTCCCAGGAGAACACCCCCGAGCCTGTTATGGCTGCGTTTGCGTTGCAGGTTGTTCGTGAGGTTGAGAACGCCGGCAGGAAGCAAATCATTAAGGCTGTGAAGTCAGATGAGGCTTTGCAAACGAAGATTGATACAGGCCCGAAGGTTCGGAAACGGTACAAGAAGGACGGCTCGAAGTCCGATCTTGTTCGTGGTTGGGCTCGTGTTGCGACGGGTGATGAAACGTGCGCCTGGTGTTTGATGCTGGTGTCGCGTGGCCCTACTTACTATAAGGCTTCCCGTGGTGGTTTGGATTTGCCGGATTGGGAGGCGCAGGAGCGTATCGCCGCCGGCGAGGATGTGTCGAAGTACATGGAGGAATGGCACACGGGTTGCGATTGCAAAGTTATCCCTGTGTTTAAGAGTCAGGATTGGGATAACAGTGTTTACGGTAAGGCCGCTGAACGCGCTTTGGAGTTGTGGGTTGTGGCCGGCCTGAGGGCTGACGATGAGCTTGAGGCTAATCCTGACAAGGTTTATTACTCCTTCGAGAAGAAAACGTGGTTGAAGACCACTATGAACCGGGAAACGATTAATCAGCTTCGGAAGATGATCGAGAACGGTGAAATAAGTTCCCAAGAATGGGCTGCCTTACAGGTGGCTTGAGTCCCGCCCAAGACCCTTGATGGGTCTTTTATTGCCAGGAGCAAAAGATTATGTCCGACGAAACCCAGTCTGTTGATGCGGCTGCCCCAACCCAGGAGGTTGCGAAGGTTGAATCATTCTCGAAAGAGTATGTTCAGGACCTTCGTAACGAGGCTGCCAAGTACCGCACCGAGAAGAACGATGCGGTTGAGCGTGCTAAGGCAGACGTTATCAAGGATTACGAAGGCAAGCTTTCCGAGCGTGAGTCTGCGTTCAATGAGTTGAAGGGTGAGCTTTCGGCGCGTCAGCTTGAACTGTTGAAGTTGAAGGCTGTTGTGTCTGAGGGTATCCCTTCTGAGGATGTTCTGGATGTTGTTTCTCTTGTCCAGGGTTCTGATGAGGCAACGATTTCGGAAAGCGTTGCAAGGGTTAAGTCGTTGATTGGGAAGAATCCTCCGAAGGATCGTCCCGTTGACCCATCACAGGGCACAGGCAATGTACTGCCTCTTAACGGTGACCCGCTTCTCAACATGGTGAAGCGTGTTGTCGGTGCCAATAACTGAGAAAGAAGGATAGCCAATCATGGCTGATATTTTCCACACTCCCGCACCGGATACCGTTGCTAAGACCACTGACACAATGTTCAGTGGGTACTTGGACCCGGTTCTGGCCCAGGATTACTTCGCTGAGGTTGCGAAGGTTTCTATCGTTCAGCAGATCGCACGCAAAATCCCGATGGGACCGTCTGGCGTTCGTATCCCGCACTGGACTGGTGAAGTCACCGCCCGGTGGGTTGCGGAAACCGAGCAGAAGCCGGTCACCAAGGGTGACATGACCAAGCAGGACGTGGTGCCGTTCAAGATCGCCACCATTTTCGCCGCTTCGTCTGAGGTTGTGCGGGCGAACCCCGCTAACTACCTTTCGGTGATGCGCGCCAAGGTCGCTGAGGCGATTGCGCTTTCGTTCGATCAGGCTGTGCTGCACAAGATCGACTCCCCGTTCGGGACCGCACTTTCGGACACCACTAAGTTTCAGGAGTTGGGGCCGAACGCCTACGACGCCCTGAACGGTGGTCTGACCCAGCTTCTTAACGATGGTAAGAAGTGGACCGGCACCCTGCTGGATTCGCGCACTGAGCCGATCCTGAACGCCAGCAAGGACTCTGCGGAGCGCCCCCTGTTCTTGGAGGCCACTTACACGGATATCAATTCCCCGTTCCGCACTGGCCGGGTTATCGGGCGTCCGACTTACATTTCGGATCACGTTGCTAGTGAAGAAGTTGTGGGCTTTATGGGCGATTTCTCCCAGCTTGTTTGGGGACAAATCGGCGGTCTGTCCTACGACGTCTCTGACCAGGCAACTCTTGACCTTTCTGTTAATGGAGATGGGTCCGGAATTGTGTCACTTTGGCAGCAGAACATGGTGGCAATTCGTGTTGAGGCTGAATTTGCTGCGCTGGTGAATGACCCCGAGGCGTTCGTGAAGCTGACTGACGCGAACCAGCCGTTCACCCCGCCGCTCGCAGCGGAGGCGAAGCCGGCACCGGTTAAGGCACCTGCACCGACCGCTAAGTGAGGTTAAGGAGGGCGGCTAACTTCACTTAGCACCTTAAGTGAGGTTAGCCGTCCCCTACCAAGGAAGGATTTCCGCATGGCGTATGCAACCCCTGACGATGTAGCTACACGTTGGGGCCGGGAACTTTCCCCTGAGGAAACCAATCTGGTCAGTGTCCGGTTGGAGGATGTTGAGCGAATGATTCGCCGAAGCATCCCTGATCTGGATGACCAAGT